GGTACAAAACTGTATAGCTACAGACTGGGCAACGGCAGGCTTTGACTGGTTGTTAAGGAGGGCTAAGTGAGTGATAAAATATACCAATGGTCTTACAGTAGACTAAGCACGTTTGAAAGCTGTCCTAAGAAAGCATACTATGCATACGTTAAACGTATTAAAGAGCCTGGAAATAAATATATGGAACGTGGTAAAACTATGCACAGTATGTGTGAAGATTATATAAGAGGTAGATACGAGGAGATACCTAAAGAGTTAGCTGACTTTGAAGAAGCTTTTGATAATTTAAAAGAGCTACATTTAAAAGGTTATGTAACTTGTGAAGGTGACTGGGCTTTTGATAAAGACTGGAAACCTGCTCCATGGTTCGGTGACACAACTTGGGGTAGGGCTAAAGTAGATGCTTTTGTGCATATAGATGGTCAACCTAACGCTAGAGTTATAGATTTTAAAACTGGTAGATATGACGGTAATCAAGAAACACACAGAGAACAGTGTGAGTTATATGGGGCTGTAGTACTAGAACGTATGCCAGAGGTAGAAACTATAACTACTGAGCTATGGTACTTAGACCATGGTAAAATAGACAGGTACGAATATAGTGAAGACAATATTACTTATAAAAGAGAAAAATTAAATGATAGAGCTATAGCTATGACAGACGCTACAGAGTTCCCAGCTAAACCAAGTACATTCGGTTGTAAGTGGTGTTATTTTGGTAAGGAGAAAATTTGTGAAGACAGGTATGAATGATTTATTTAATATGATACGTGGGGGGGCTATAAAACGTTACCACACTTTAGAAATAATAGGTGAGCAATCGGTAGCTTCTCACTCATGGGGCGTAGCTATGATACTACAATATTTAGACCCTAACGTAAGTAAAGAAGCCATACTAAGAGCTTTAACCCATGACGTAGCTGAATTATTTACGGGTGATGTACCTGCTCCTGTTAAGTGGGATAACCCAGATTTGGTAGAGGTATTAAAAAGAATAGAAGATAAGTACGAGAGTGATATAGGTATAGGGTATAGATTAAGCCCAGAGGAAACTGTTTTAGGTAAACAGGCAGACATGTTTGAGTTATTAGTTTTTTGTGTACGTCAAAGACGTTTAGGCAATACTAATATGAATGAAGTTTTTAGCAACGGTGTTGAGTATTTAGCATCAAGTGGTTTAAATAGTAAAGGTAAGGAGTTGCTAGGTTACCTTACTAAAATATATGGAGGGATATAGTGGAAGGAAGTAACTTTAACATTATACGAAAATTAGCTAACTTAGACGTTAGTAAACTAGAACAAGCTGAACGTAGCTACGGCGACAGTTGGCGTAAACGTGGTGGTATAGGTGCATTTATGATGCTGGCACGTAAGTGGGATAGGATAGAAAATCAAGTAACTAAAGACGGTTACGATATATTCGAGTCTATCTATAACGACCCTAGTGACACAGGCATACTAGATGATATACGTGACTTACGTAGATATTTACTATTAGTAGAAAGTTTTATGACTTCAGTAAATACAAACGACAGTGAAACTTATGACTAGAGGCATAACGTTTAGTGCTTTTGATTTATTTCATGCAGGGCATGTGAGTATGTTATCTGAGGCTAAACAACAGTGTGATTACTTGATAGCTTGCATACACGCTGACCCTAGTGTTGAGAACTCTGATAAAAATAAACCTATACAAAGTTTATTAGAACGTCAAATACAGGTAAACGGTTGTCGTTACGTAGATGAAACTATAGTCTATGAAAGCGAAGAAGATTTACGTAATATATTAAGGACTGTGCCTTGGGACGTTAGAATTATAGGTGAAGAGTATATGAATAAACATTTTACAGGTAAAGAAGAGTTTGACTTACCTAGTAAAGAAGTTTACTACAATTACAGACAACATACTTTTAGTAGTAGTGAGTTAAGAGAAAGAATTACATGCAAAGACAAGTGAGTTTATTTACGCCCAAGGTGGACTGGACTCCACCCAGTAGTTTACCAGAGTTGAGCGGATACAACGAAGTAGCTATTGACTTAGAGACATATGATCCATTATTAATGTCTCATGGTCCATCTTGGGCATTCCCAGACACTGGATATATAACAGGTATAGGGGTAGCGACTAAAGATTTTAGTTTATATTTTCCTATACAACACAGTGGTGGGGGCAATTTAGATAAAGGTTTAGTGTTAAAATGGTTTACTAAACAAATGACTCACAAGAATGATAAGATATTTCATAACTCTTTATACGATGTCGGTTGGCTTAAACGTTACGGTATAGAAGTACACGGAAAGATACAAGACACCATGTTTGCAGCACCACTTATAGATGAGAATCAGTATAGTTACTCACTCAATAATTTAGGAGAAAAATATTGTGGAGAAACTAAAGATGAAACTTTACTTATTGATGCAGCAGAAGCATACGGGTTAGACCCTAAAAGCGAGATGTATAAACTACCAGCTAAGTATGTTGGTCCATACGGTGAGAAGGATGCTGAGCTTACTTTAAAGTTGTGGCAAGTATTTAAAGACTTAATAAAACTAGAAAACGTAAGTAAGATATACGAGCTTGAAACTTCACTTATACCTATACTACTTGACATGCGTTATAAAGGCGTGCCTGTAGATTTAGATACTGCTGAAATAGTAAGTAAAAGGTTAAAGAAAGAAGAGGATGAAATACTTGACGCTATTAATAAAGAGTTTGGCATGAAACCTGACCTATGGGCAGCACAGTCAGTAGCTACTGTATTTGATAGAGCTGGGCTAAGTTATCCACGCACACCTAAAACTAACGCCCCATCTTTTGCTGGAGACTGGTTAGAAACTCACGACCATAAGTTAGCTAATAATATAGTAAGAGCACGTAAGTTAAATAAGGCTAGGACTACGTTTATAGATAAAATGATACTAGAGCATAACGTAAACGGTAGGATACATGGAGAACTGCATCCTTTACGCAGTGACCGTGGAGGCACAGTAACAGGTAGATTTAGTAGTAGTAATCCTAACCTACAACAAGTACCAGCCCGTAACGAAGACATTGGTCCACTCATACGTAGTATATTTGTACCTGAAAAAGATCACTACTGGGGCGTGTTTGATTATTCTCAACAAGAACCTAGACTTACAGTTCATTACGCTTCAGCTACTGAACAAGAAGGTGCAAGCGAGGCAGTAGATGCTTACCGTAATAAAGATGCAGACTTTCATCAGGTAGTAGCAGATATGGCTAACATAAGTCGTAAAGAGGCTAAGATTATTAATTTAGGATTAAGCTACGGTATGGGTAAAGAAAAATTAGTTAAACAACTTGACTTATCAATGCAAGAAGCAGAAGTGTTATTTGACACATATCATAAAAGAGTGCCGTTTATTAAAGGGCTACGTGATCAATGTGCAAGGATAGGGGCTAACCGTGGATATATTACCACTATAGCTGGTCGTAAATGTAGGTTTAACTTATATGAGCCTATGAAAGAACGAAAGACACCTTACCCATATGAAAAAGCAGTTACCGAATATGGTAGTCAAGTTAAAAGAGCGTACACATATAAAGCTATGAACAGACTTATACAAGGCTCTGCAGCAGATATGACTAAACAGGCTATGGTAGAACTATACAACGAAGGCATATTACCACATACTCAAGTTCATGATGAGTTAGATATATCGGTTACCGACTCTGACCAATGTGAGCTGATTATGAAAATTATGTCTGAATGCACACCTTTATGTGTTCCCAATAAAGTTGATGCAGAGATAGGTAAAAGTTGGGGAGAAGCAACAGTACATTACAAGGAGTTTTTTAATGAGTAAACGTACAGAAAAAGATCAGATGTATTCTGATATTTATAAGCACTACTGGAAAGATGCCATGACTCTTGAGGAAATAGGCATCAAATATAATATTACGAAACAACGATCATGGCAGATTGTTAGATTCAGTCAGTTAGGTAATGGTGATTATTACGCAGGATACAAAACGTATATGGATAAAAAATATGAGATTGATCATACACCTAACCTTACCACTAAAGAAAGAAGTAACCTACTTAGAGCTTGGTTAAATGATCAAAATATACGCCTTATAAAAGGTAAATACGACACATCTACCGTAAGCTAAATTATTTTTTGATGATGCTTTTAATCATTAATGAGCTAAACTATATTAGGGGTAGTTAGCTAATGACGGCTAACGTAACAACCTTTAAGGAGGTATTATTATGGCAGCAGCCGTAGAATCAATGGCTTATGCGGGGGAAGTTCCTTGGCATGGGCTTGGTGTACAAGTCAGTAATGATTTGACTCCTAAAGAAATGTTAGTTGAGGCTGGTCTTGATTGGTCAGTCAGTAAGCGTGAAATATTTACATATGACAACGCTGACCCAGATAAGTCGGAAGACTTAATTATGGCACCTAACCACTCACTACTCGTAAGAGATAGTGATAACACAATCTTTGGACCTTGTGGACCAAAGTTTATACCTACCCAAAACGAAGACGCTTTTACGTTTTTTAAGAAGTTTACCGACGCTGGTAAAATGACTATGGAAACTGCAGGGTCTTTGAAAGACGGTCGTCAAATATGGGGATTAGCTAAAGTTGATGAAAGCTTTACGCTACCAGGAGACGATAGGGTATTAGGCAACTTACTTGTGTCTGTTAGTCACGAGTGGGGTAAATCTAATGAAATTAGGTTTACGCCTATAAGATCT